GTTCTAGTGCTTTACTAAAATCACTCATTAACTGTTTAAACTCTTTGTCATCTTTAGTTAATTTAGGTTCTTCGACTCCTTCTACTTTAACATATCCTATTAAAGTGAAGATTGACAATAATGATAAGAATAATAATTTCATGGCTATTATTTTACAGATTTTTTAATAGCTCCTAAGTCTTGTAGTGTTTCTAGCTTTGTGCTAGTAGCACTTAAAGCAGTCTTACACTCCATTAGGGCTTGTGTTTTTAAGGAATCCTTATGCTCAAGGTTGGATATTCTGTATTCCTGGCTTTGTATTTGGCCTTTAAATGTGCTCTTAATATCTACATACAAATAGGATATACCTATAAGTACAACGAATAATGTACCCACAATAGGGTTTTTAGCGAAATCTTTGAATGATATAGGTAATGGGTTTGCTCCCAAAATACCTTCTTTTTTTACTGCCATTTTACTTTTTTCCTATTTTAAAGTAGATACCACCAGAGTACCCAATATTATAATTTTTGTTAATATCTACGCTAAGGCCTATTAGAGCCTTATTTTTGACACTTAGCATCAAGGAAGGACTTAGTACTTCCAAGCCATTAAGTGGTCTGTATGAGCCTCTAATGCCCCAATAAAGGGTATTAGTCGGTTTACTAGCGTAGAACTCTCTTACAACGATGGTTTTTTGGGTTATATCTGCCTTAAAGCCTCTACTGATGATCTTATTTTGGCCTATGGTGTCATCTATTACAAAGATATTAGAATCTTTCCTAATAGTATCGGAGTAAGCCTTTACTTGGCTATAATCGGATATAATGCGTATCGTATCGGATATATGCGTATATAAGGTATCTATGACCTTGTATGGTATAGAATCCCCTTTTCTGTACCAATTTATGTACACTTTTGAGTATTGAGTATCGTGGATTACCTGCACCTTTTTAAACTTGGATGTATCGAATCCATTAGGTATATAGGTAGGTTTAACCAAAAAATATAGCCATAACACTAAAAGTACTATGGCTATGAACAAAATATTGTCCTTAATAAACCTCATTACAATTCTTCTTCTTCTTCTTTAACAAATGTGATTCCTGTTGTCCAATTTTCAAGGAATGTAAAGTTCTCCAAGCCATTAGGATTAACCACCTCAATCTTTTTAAACTCAAATTCCTTTTCTCCTAGTTCTTTGATTTGGTCTTGTAGTTTCTTTAATCCTTCTTTAGTAAACTTATAATCCTGTTTGTCGTTAAGGATTAACACACCATCTTTGTCGGTAGCTGCGTTATCTAGTCTTAACTCTTGTGCTTTAGTTGCGTATTCCTCTTGATAAGGTTTTAGCTTTTCAGCAAACTTTACTAATTTCTTAATAACCTTTTCTTCAGGGTTACCTTGAATGTTGTTGATTTGGTTAATTACCTCGTTGATTTTTTTGTATTGCATTTGATTTGATTTTTTTACAAATATAGTTAATTGTTATAGGTTTGTTTTAAATATTGTTCATTGCTTTTAAATAAATAAAACATATTCCCATCTTCTCTTGCTGCTATTATCTGCTCTTTTTCTTTTTCAAGTGCTTTATTAAATAAACCATCTTTCTCTAATCTTTCAAAGATAGATTTAACTAATGTGTTATCTAAATTATCAATTAATTCTTGCAAAGCAGTTTTCATAATATTGGTTGTTATAGGTTTTCTTTTATATACTTATCTACTAATTGAATTGAATCAAATTCCTCGCCTATTGAATTTTCCCACATAAACATTCCTTCAATGTCAGTTCCTGTATTATAGTTTTTTAAAACCCATCTTAATAGTTTAACCATATTACCTCTTTCATCTTCAAGACATTCGTTTACTTTAACTATAAATGCTTTATTTACCATAAACTCATTTAATTCCATCCATTGCATTAAGTCTTGTATTGGTGTCATAATATTGGTTTTGCCAAAATTAGTACTATTCGGTTACATCAGCAACAGGTGGAACATAATCCCCAATGATTGTAACATCAATTTGAGTTGCAATCCAATCATAAGCATATTGATTTGTTTGCCAATCAGCATAATCTTGTCCTGTCATTGTCAAGTTGCCTTGAGAAAGTTGTGTCATAGTATCACTTAAAAGTGCATAGTAAAAGGTAGCTGAAGTGCTTAAATTATCACTAATGCAATTAGCGTTTAAGATTATTGCAGTTCCTAAATTTAGTGGGAATACCACAGGTTCAATTGTTTTCATTTTATTTTATTTTATTATAAATCAGTTGATTTTACTGCTAGTAAATAATAAGTACCACCATCTATTTCTACTTGTATTGTTCTTGTTGCAGAATATAAGGTGCTTGTATCTTGTCCTAATTTCCAAGGTTTTGCAGTTCCGCCACTTGGTGTTCCTGTCTTTATTGAGCCTGTGTTTATTTCTACATTCCCCCCACTTGTTATGCGCATACGTTCGCTTCCTGACCAATCTCCAAAAGCTAATACGTTTGCACTTGGAGAACCAATTACTGCACCTGACGTTCCCGTTACAGATGTTAATGCTAATTGCCAAGATTCACTTTGACCTGCGACAGATAAAGCCGTTCCCGGACTTGTTTGTCCTATTCCAACTCTCCCCCCACTTGTTATGCGCATACGTTCGTTTCCGCTTGCAGTTTGAAATAACAAAGCTCCATAAGAATTAAGGAGTAAATTAGTTGTAGAATTACTATATTCTAATCCTCCTACATTTGTACCTCCATTAAAAAAATACATTGCGCTATAACCGGCTGCATTGGGGTTATTTACTACTAAAGCAGGATATTGTCCAGCACCACCACTTGTACTATTTTTTTCTAATTGTAGTAACCAACTTGGCGATGTAGTACCTATACCTACGTTACCGCCTTGTGCTTGTAAATAGTTATTGCCACCATTACCACCTAAATAAGTTGTAACATTATCAGAACTATTATACAAAGCAAATTCTCCGTGTTGTGCGCCACTTGGCGATAATAATATTCTTGTAGCTCCTGAACTATTTGTTATTAACAATCCACTATTAGATGCACCTTGTATTTGTAATCTATGCGTTGGAGAAGTAGTACCAATTCCCAATCTACCACTCGCATCTAACGTCATTGCTTGGGTAAAGGATATAGCGTTACCTGCCGTTCCTGAAGGTGCAGTAAGCCATTGATGTTGTCCTACTGTTTGTGAATAGTAAGAAACAAACCCTGTATTTTTATATACCCAATTTGTACCATCATAATATCCATTAGTTAAAAAATGTCCATTAACAGATGCACTTGCAAAAACACCACCACTACTTCCTTGAGCCTCTACTGCTTTCATTCCACTCCACCACGCACTCGGTGTAACTCCTAATCCTAAATTGCCTGAATTGTTGAGAGTCATTCTTGGTGTAAAACCCGTACCATTTGCAAATACCAAAGAACCACCTGTACCATATTGTGCCGTTATTCTTGAAACTGTAGAAGAAGGAAAATCAAATACTAAATCTCCATTTGTTCCGTCTGTAAATCTTGCAACCTGTGATGCCGCTGAAGAAACTACTAAAAATCTTTGCGTACCAAAACCACTTGGACTTGCGGTATTTATTGCAAGTTGAGTACCATTATCAAATATTTGACTATTACCTATTGTACTTGCACCTGTAAATTTAGGTAGGTAGTTGGTAGTACCTGTTCCTGTTACAGGATTAGTAAGCACTCCTTGATATTGTGGAATATTTAAAGTGTTTGAACTAAATGTCGCTGCACCACTTGTTCCTGTTGTTGTTAAGGTTATTGTTCCTTGTTTATTATTAAATGTAGTCCAATCCGCACTTGATAATGCACCTCTATTTGTTGCACTCGCAGTTGGTACATTTAAAGTAATTACAGGAGTTGTTGTACTTGTTGCAACTGTTGAACTTAAATCCGTTCCGCTTGTTCCTATTGTTAAAGCAGCTACGCTTGTAACTGTACCTACACCACTACCGCCTACTAATGCTATTGTACCACTTGCATCAGGTAATGTGTATGTTCTTGAACTAGATAATGTTACTCCTGTAAATGTTGCTATATTCCCACCACCAAACCATATAGATAATTGATTACTATTACCTGAAATTAAAGAAACATAACCTGCTATTCCACCACTCAAAGTTGAATTTGATTTTATATTTAAAAGTCCTGAAGCAGAATTACCATCTAAACTGATGGCATTAGTTGTTAATGAATTAAATCCCAAATTAACTGCTCCTGTTGCTCCTGTATAAGGAACAAGACCTGTAATTGAAGGAATGTCGCTTGTTAAAGCTATCGTTCCTGTTGCATTAGGGAATGTAAAAGTATATCCTGTTGCACTTGGCAAAGTAAATGAATTACTAATACCACCACCACTTGTGAACTTAACTCCATTGGTTAATCCACCTAAATTCATATACCCTGCTAATGAACTACTTGAAGCATTTTGTAAGAATATGCCTCCGTTGTTTTTAGTAGCATCCGAGAAAGTCTTTGTACCACCTATTGTTTCGTTGCCTGTTAAGTGAACTACTAAACTATCATCCGCAGGAGTATAACCTAAAGCAGTAGCAATAGATTTATTCTCCCATAATGAAGTTGAAGTATTGTAAAATAAACCTTGATTATTTAAAGGACTTTGTGCTGATACATTATGCAACTCATCTAACTCAAAACCATTTTGTATCCTTACCTCTACCACCCCTTGAGTTGGATGCGACCTTACAACAATACCCACATACACTAAATGTGCAGGAGCATATTGTTTAACCGATGTCCAAGCACCTGCCGTTGTAGAACTTAAGTAAAGTTGTGTACCATTAGCATACGCTTGAGTATCTAAATCCATTAAAGAACCGATAACCACCACATAGCCGTTATTCATATTAGTAATGTCCGTTTGAACAATACCATATGTTTGAGCCGATGTTGCATCACCTGTTGCAATAGCCTTTGTAACTGTTGGTAGATTTCCGTGTCCACCATTGATATAAACAACTGTTCCCTTTGTTAAGGTAGCACCTGTTTCGTTATAAACCTCCGTAATTAATCTTTGAGCCTCCGTAGCAATCGTAGGGAATGTAGCTAAACTACCATCACCTCTTATGTATTGTGCAGTTGTTCCTGCTCCTGTTACTGCAATCGTTCCATTAGCCGTTAATGGGCTATTTGCGACACTAAAAGCACTCGGCATAGATAAACCTATGGAAGTGATTAAAGTAGGGAAGGTTGTCAAGTTTCCTGCTCCGTTTACATATTGAAGATTTGTTCCGTTGAAATTAGCAGAAATTACACCGCTTGTGCTAATGGGAGAATTACCGATAGTTATTGCTCCACCATTAGTAGATAAGCCGACAGAGGTTACCGTTCCTGTAGCACCACCTGACCTTTGCCATATTGATCCGCTATATACCGCAGAGTCACCCACTATAAAAGTTATAGGCCCTGCACCGAAGTTAACTGTTCCTGCCACATTACATAAGTAAACATCACCCTGGTTACCTGTGCCATTAGCAAGGGTTGGTGTGTTTGTAGCAGCATTCCAAGTACCCTTATACTCCATTACAGAGTTAGGTAGCTGAGATACTAATATCTTACTATTAGAGTCAAGCCTAGGTACACCATTAGCCACATCGAAAGCTAGAGAACTTAATACTCCACTTGTGCCAATAATGACATCTTGTAAATCCCTAACTTTCGCACCTCCAGTAATCTGTATTTGTTGACTCATTCTATTTCTAATTAATTATTTTACAATCATTCTGACAAACTCATCCACTTCCAATGGTCTTGCCGTTGCAAAGGTAAGAACTCCTGTGGCACTATTAAAGCTAACATTCTCATCCGTTGGAGTACCGCTTGTAGCTATTAACCTAACCTCTACACCACCTCTTGTAACTGATATACAAGTAGCTCCGATTGCCCCTGAGAAAGTCACACTTGTTTCACCACCTGCTGCCGTATAAGAAAAACTATTCACGCTTGAAGTTGATATTGTAGAACCTCCGTCTATAACTTGAGTTCCTGTTATTGAATAAGCACCTGTTCCTTGTAAGTTAGCTGAATAAGATGAAGCGTTCTCCATTGGGCCATTAATGTCCAAAGAAACTATGTTACAAGTTCCTGCAATAACAGAATAGCCATAAGTACCACTTCCGTCAGCATTATCGTTATCTATTGAGAATCTAACCTCTATTGACTGCTTGTTTTGAAGCTTACTCAATAAAGACAAATAGGAATAACCTGACAAGGCAATTAAGCCATCTACACTTACCTCCCAATTTATTTGAGAACCTATGTACTCTTTGTAAGAATTAGAGGCATAAGTAGTAATCTCATTCTGATCTACAGAAGTGCTAAAAGTACAATTAGTTGAAGCTCCAAACGGAGTTCCTAATGGTATAGTTGTAGTTACTTGAGCTACATTACTTGATTGCGTATAAAGCGTAATTTGGTTAGTAGTTGTACCTGCGTAAATAACCTTAATTAGAAGCCTATCTGTGGCACTTATAGTCGTTTGAGTGACTGTCATTGCCGTAGAATATAAGGTCTTTGTTAGGCTTGTTAAGGTCGTTGCTGCCGATGTGAACAATAGGGTAGCAACACTACCATTATATTTATATAATTGATACTGAACTTGAGCACCTGCAAAGGCAGTTAAAATAGAATAATAAGCACTAAAAGTCCAAGTACCTGCTGGTATGGTTGTAACACCAGGATCAAGAGCATCCGTAATAAACGAAGCTATTGTACCTGCTCCTGTTTTATTAAAGTCAACTGAAGTACCTGCTACTTGGCTTCTGCTTAATTCCTTACACACAATACTATCAAAAGTGCCTTGTGCAGTACCTCCATTAAAGTAATAGATAGCGTTGCTATCATATTCATATAAGACTATATTCGTTCCATTAATCGCAGATGCCATTTTATTATTTTTTTAAGTTTAATGTAGGTGTTCCAAAATTAGGATTAAATGGTATAGCAGCATTATAGTTAATCTTAAATAAAGAAGATGACTGAATTGCTTGTTTTAAATCCCACTTAAAGTCTTTTAATAGATAGTTGTAACTTGTTCCTAAACTATAGTCAAATCTTCTATTTATCCAATATCCTAAAGACTTAAATTCACCTAATATCGTGTATTGTGTTTTTAGCATATCTACCCCAACATCTTCTGCCACTAATTGATAAAGTGGAACATTGCTATTTGTTTGTCTTCCAAATTCATCTAATACATGGATATTGTTAGTATCTACCATTGTTCCTAAATATACCGAACTCATTACGGCATCATCATTATTATAATTAAGATAATTGTTTAAAGTAGTTATAAGAGCACTATTAGTAAAATAATTACCAATATCGTATGTCATATCTTGAGCATTAAATTTATTAAATACATAAGATAGATATTGAACAGAATCAAAGTTATTTACTTGAGATGTTGTACCATAGTGAACAATATTAAAATATATTAATTCTTGATATGGGAAAGTACCACTACCTGCATAGTATGGATTATATATAAATAATGATAAAGTTCCATCAACAGGAACTGTGGTTTGATTTTTCCATGTAGAAGTATAAGTAGAAAACCTATAAAGCATAGTATCTGTTGGAGTAAAAGATGCAGTTCCATCTATAAAATAAGATGGATTTGTTACATCATCAGGAATAAGCATAATCTTATATCTATTCTCATTACCAGCAATATTAATGTCACTCCATTCTATATTCAACAAATCACCAGCTTTTACTTTTACCGATTCGCTTCTTAAATAATCGGCAGTATCAAGCATATTGGTAGTATATGATGTAATTAATACTCCACCTGCGGTTGGACTTAACTTGCTATATGTCATAGTTCCAAATGTATCAAAAGCATCAGGATTTCCAGTTGTCCATGATTGGAAATAAGCATTTAATATATTTTTAGCATTTTGTATTCTATGTATAAACTTAAATGAATTTTTAGGGATATTTAATCCCATTAACATAGATCTATTTAGTTGCTTAAAGTTGTTTGTACCATCTACCTGTATAGATGCAGGATATGTTGTAGCATAAGTTGACTGATAATTACCTGCATAATTATATACAAAATAAGATGGTGTAGCATTTCTAGTTAAACAACCATAGCTTTCTATATGCCAATGGTCATCTTTATAGTAACATTCCCACCCATATTTTCTACATAATTGTTCTAATATTTCATAATAGGTTAAGTATGTTCCAGGTTCAGTACAAAAGTAATTATTCCTAATAGACATACTTTCTATATTCCTACCAGAAACACTAGCGGTTTGATAAAACTGATTAATCCATATATCTAATTGAAGATCTGATTTTGATAAAGCATCTGATATGTATTTTACAATAGATGTTTTAAATCCTGCTCTAAAACCAAATAGATTTAAAGTATCAAAGTATAATCTACTTTGCTTTAGCTTACCTAATCCATCTACAAACACTAAAGAATAACTAGCTAAGTCAACTACGCTAAATTGTATATTTTCTGATGGTAAAAAGCTCCCCCTCCATATCACACCTGTTGCAGTAAACGCACTACCAGAAGCAGTACCATTTTCAACAGTTATCATTATGTCATTATCATCTGCATTAAGAAACTCTTGAATATCAAAGTTAGGGGAGTTGTATATGTTTAATGTTGCCTTTGTTGCTATAATAGGCACATAAGAATCACCATCTGCATTGATAGTTTCTATTGTTATTGGACTTGTAGTTCCGTATAATGGATACTTAGCTCCTGTATATCCATCTAAATATATTCTAATTCTATACGCATCTACTACACCGCTAGGTGGTTGATATATATCGTTAAATATTAACTCGTATTTAGGTGTTGTAAATGCCATATTAGAATGATAAGTTATTGTTTCTTTGAGCCTTATTCATCAAAATTAGTAAATCATTTCCGCTTATTCTAGCCTCAAGTGTTCCGCCAACACTACCGCCTATTAAGTTTTTAAGCTTATCTAATGGAGCAACTACTTCAGGATTAGATTTAGCACCTGGATATTCACCCATTAATCCCATAGTAGGGCCACTAATAACACCACCATTAGCAAATGCTTGAACTCCAGAATCTTTCTTTTTATTTAATGATGCTTTTAATGCAACACCAGCAGCGATAGCTAATACACCCACAACTAATCCTGCTTTAAACTTCCCTTTTTCTAAAGCCTCTTTTGCTGCCTTAACAAGAGCAGAGTACATAATTAATGCTTTACCAATTTGAATTAAAGCATCTGCTAATATGTTCCCTAAAATACTAAAATCAAATTTTCCTGTAGCAATTAATTGCCCAATAGTTTCACCAATACCTTCAAAAGCAGATTGCAAACTATCACCTAAAACAGTACTAATCTTAGTAGAAGCATCGCCAAGTCCAGTTAAAGTTCCAGTAAGTTTTAAAATAGCAGAATTGATTAGTTCAGTAGCTGCTACATTACCAAATGCAAAAAATTGCAAAAACTTTAATTGAGCTATTTTGTTTTTTACATCTTCTTGTTGTAATAAAACATTATTTTTATGTACCTTTAATTCAACCCTTAATTGCTCATTTAATTTATTAATATAATCTCTAGTATATTTAACTTGAGCATCTGATTTTTCCTTTTGTATTTGATCCCATACCCTATTAGAATCTCTATATATTTTAGTTTCAAAATCTATATTAGCTTGTATACTATCTTGATTTCTTTTAAATTCCTTTTCTTCTATTGCTGTTCTCTTTTTAGCATTTGTTTCTAGTATAGTATTTAGATTATTTTCAAATAAGTTATCATTAGCTATTCTATCTGCTTGATATCTATCTGTTATTTCTTTTTTATTCTTTAAATATGTACCATCTTCAGTAGCTCTAGCTATCGCTAATCTTTCCTCTTCATTTATTATTAAAATACCATAAGCCCTAAATGCGTATATATCATCTTTGTATGCTTGTTGTTGAGCTTTTAATTTATCTAATGTATAGGTATCTTTTTGCTTTCCTCCTTTTTTACCTTCATCTTTAAATTGATTCAATTTTGCTTCTGCGGTTACAGTTGCATCTATAATAGGAAGATAGTCTGAAGCAGCCTTAACCAAACCCTTTTGTTCTGCCGTATTATTTTTTATTTCTTGTCTTACATTGGCTAATTGACTGCTATATTGTGAATATACATTTATACCTTGTAGAGTACCCTGTGCATCTTCTATTGCTGCTAATTTTCTTTCTTTTGCTAATAATTTAGTTTTTTGAATCATCAAATTAACCTTCTTACTTGCTATTTCTTCTAATGCCTTAGTAGCTGCTTGTGCTAGTGCATATTCCCATATAGTTGTGGTTAATTCTTTATATGCCGTTTTAGCTTTACCTAATGCTATATCTTCTTCTGAATAAGCATCAAGTAATCCTGGGTATTCTTTTTTTAATTCTTTAGCTGCCTCTAATCTATCTACCATTGTTCTATTAGAATCTATAGAAACTCTATATAACGATTCTAATTTAATTGTTTCATTTGCATATGCGGTAGCTGCTTCTTTTGAATAGTCTGTAGACAATTTAACAGAATTGCCAAATTTAATCATACCATTATCCCAAGCCGTAAAAAATGCAATAAGGGCAGATGCTGCAAGATATACACCACCTGTAACTCCAGCCATTCCACCAATAAGAGCAGGTAAGTTATTTTGAATACCTCTAAAACCATAAGGTAAATCCTGTAATACTAAAGCAAGATTAGTATATTGCATATTGGATTTCTTAACAGAATCCCCTGCACCCTTCATTTTACTTGCTAATGGCCCTATCTGTGAACTTAATTTCTGAAATCCTATACTTGCAGGATCAATACCATTTTTAGTCAATTCGACCATGGCTCTTTCCATACTCTTTGTAGCAGTATTCGCTTGTGATGACTCCATGCCATATAATTTAATAGCATTGGTCATAGTATTAAAACTATCCTTAAACTTATTGGCTATCTTTTGAAACTCTGCACTTGTGCCAGTAAATTGGCTTTTAATTTGTTGTAACGCTTCCGTTACTTTAGAAAAGTCTAAGCCTAACTCTAAATCAAATCTATTCTCTGCCATTATATTATCGGTTTAACGATTTTGTATTTATTTAACACTTCTTTTAGCTCTTCTTCTGTCATCACTCTTTGCTTCACAAAGTTACGAGTATCGCAGTCTAATTCAATAAGCTCTTGTGGCTTAACTTTCTTACCCTTAGGTAGCTGAATATTAATAAGTAAAGTTGTCTGCCATCTAGTTCTAATCCATTGTTGCTCTTCCTCGTGTCTATAGCCATACCACACAAAATCTAATTCAGCCATGGTCATCTCCCAAAACAAATGGGGAAGCACTTTGCACTCCCCCATTGTATATCTTTCTATGTCAATCCACTCTAATTTTTTTTTACTCCATCTTTTTTACTTGACTTTGTTGGCTTATCATCTATTCCGCTATTCATACTTTCTGCAAGTGCTGCCATTACTTCTTGGAACTTTTGTCCACCCATTCCACCCATGTCATCTATCCAATCACACACTTCCATCTCTGTAAAACTTGGAGTAATGCCTTGGGAATATAATGGATATTCAGCAGCCGATTTCATCAAGTTAACAATAGCATCAAGTGAATCCTTCCCACTTAAAGCATCTCCTATGTCAGAAGGCCCTATCCCTTGTAATTGACAGAATCTTTTAAGACTCCAAGTACAAAAACGCATCGGTATCATCTTTCCATCGGAAAGAGTTAATTCAAATTGTCCTCTCATATGTTTGGTTTGTTTGGTTTGTTTTTACTATGCGTTAGTAGCGATAGTTAATACTCCTGTTCCTTTGAAAGAAACTGAATATGTAACTGGATTCTCCATGTCAGCAGTCATATCTACACTCTCGATAAATGCTGAACCTGAATAAATCACATCACCTGTAACTGGAGTTACACCACCAACTGTTGAGTTATCTACTGTAGTAAATTTAACTACAACTGGAGTTCTAGCGATTGCTAAAGCGTTTAATTCAGCAGTAGTTACATAAGTAGCAACTGTTCCTGGAACGACTGTAGCTAAGCCATCAGTTGTTAAAGACCAAGACCTTTGTCCACCAATCTCATCAGCCCATCCTAAGCTTTGCTTTGTAGATGCGTCTGGAGCATCAATAGCCAAACTTAAAGAACAAGATGTTGCGAATCCTATTACTTCAGTTCCAATTAGAACTACTAATGAAGTTCCGTTAAATACACTTGTTGTTGCCATTTTATTTTATTTTTCTTTTATGTTAATTGATTCACGAAATGATTCATTGTTATCACCCTTCTAAACACATATGCCTCATCCACATAGTCAAAGGTAGCAATATTACTAGCAACCTTACAAGTCACAATTTTAAAGTCAGGTACAGTACTAGGATAATTAGGTGGTCTAACACCTACTATTTCTAATAACTCATTTGCATAAGTATCAACAGTTTTCTGCCCTACTTCTCCTGCTTTAAAAGTCCTATAAACTATGTCAAATTGGATAGTAACATTATAAGCAAAGCTTTGTTTATTACTATTGTCCACTTGTGTCTGACTACTGATAATCAAATAAGGCGGTTCTACTGTGTCAGGTGCTATGGTATCATAGGCAGCTAATGAGTAGGAGGCCGAGATAAACTTATCGAAATAAGCTTTCCTTAATGTATATCCGCAGTCCTTCATTTTGGTACAAATTTAATGAAATATATTTATATTTATTTTGCCTACTTTTTAAAGTTGTTTAAACTTCTAAATAAAGCAGAATATTGTTTGTCAAACGAGTTGAATAGATATGGCCTATATGGCATATTATTCTTATTCCCTCCTGTCTTAAATTGACCTGCAAAACTCATTAGTCTATTTTGAGTCAATCCGTATTTATATGTAGGTATTCCAAATCCTCTACCTGTACCAAATTCTACATAAGGGGCATAGTTAACTAATCCGCCACCAACACTTACTTTAGCATAGCCAGTATTTGAGTTATATGGTGTAGATGTAATGCTATTAGATAAATTGCCAGTTCTTTTATATTTTGAATTTGGGTTAAGTCTTTTAAGTCCACTTATTGAAGATTGTTGCTTTGCTTGAGCTTCAATAGCTAATACAGATTCATTAATTCTTTTTATCGCATAAGCCTTAAATTGCTCCGCAACTTCTGCGTATCTCATTTGTAGCTTAAATAGATTCCTTGCCTCTATCGTAAATTTTATTTCTTCAGCCATTACTTAAGTGTTGCACAACCTATTAAATAATATTGATTCAAGTCGGCTTCATTAATAATAGAGTTAATCATATAAGTCCTTGACTTCCAAGTTATTACAAGAGCATTAGTAAATGTCTTGCCTGTTGTATATCTAATCCTAAATGTAGCTCCATCATTAATACTATCCTTACCTGCTATATTAGTCCTAGAATTGGTATTAGTGACCAATTCAGCCCAGCAAGTGTAGTATGGTACTAAAGTATTCACAAACCCTCCTGCATCGTCAGAAACGCTTGTTTTAGTATTAAAAGTGATTCTATTTCTTAATTTTCCTATCATTAGAAGATAATACTTACCCTTTTGTAAGGTTTCATTAGTTCGTAAGCCGTTGTTAAGTTAGCTGAAGGTTTAGAACTTTCAACACTTGATTCTCTATATTCGTACAAATCACCTACCATCTTCAACAAAGCCGTTTTCATAGACTCTGGAGTAGTGGCATATCCACAAGTATAAGTGAATCTAAAGTCACTCATAATAGGGGAAGTGAAATAAACCTTTTTGTAGGTATCTCCTATAACCCTATAATCTCCAACTGTCATTGCTACCCATGCAGCACCATCCCAATATTCTACCAATGTAATATTGTTAATAGGAGCATAGGGAAGCTCTATAAACTCATCTACATAAGCTACTACCTTTAGGGTTCTAGCAGTCATAGCAACTGAAGCATACTGCTCTAATCTAATCCTAGCGGTTTCTATAAGGTTAGTAATCAAAGTATCATCTTCGCTATAATCTACTCTTAAATAATCCTTTGCGGTCTGTAAGGTAACTATTGTTGCCGAAGGGGCTACTGTAGTCGTTACATCTCTTAGTATCTGCATTATGCTAATTTTTACAAAAATAACTAAAATTTAGTGTAAACAAAAAGGGATAGCTTTTTAGGCTATCCCTTGTATTGTAAGTTGACAATTAAGTCATATTACCTAGGCAACATTTCCGAAGTCACCATATATAAACGCACCTGCGTAATAGATAGGTAAAGCGATACGAGCTTCAACTCTTACAGTAATCATGTTCTTTGTAAAGTTATCAGCATCAAATTCAGAGAATTGAACTGAGATACCTTGATTTTGCATGATTTGAGCACCCATAGACCAGTCACCTACTACAAACTTATCTACTGCGATTGCAGTTGATTTGTAAAGAGGGATACCAGCGATAGATACACTACCATCAGTAGTAACAACTGTAGAAGCAGGTAAAGAGTACGCAGAACCAGAGTTCTTAGTATTCATGATAGCAGCCCAATCAGTTGGGTTAACTAAAATACCTGTTGCAGAATAGTTAGAAGTTTCTAACTGAGCAATAGCTTGAACTAATTGCTCAACATCTACAGTAGCAGCACCAGTTGCAGCAGTAGCTACAGGAAGGATACCTTGTAAGTTAGGAGCAGTACCATTACCACTTAAGATTTGAGCATCTTCAGCAACTAAATACTTCTCTAACAAACGAGATTGTAAGAAAGAAGTCATAGCAGGTATATCATCTAACATTTGGCGAGAGATACGAACATAACCAGCGATGTACTGAGCTGCTGCATCTTTCATTGTAATATCAAAATCAACTTGAGCTTTAGAACTTCCTTGTACTTGTGCTGCTGGATCACCTTCTCCACCACTTTCGTAAGGGAAAGTAAACAAACCTTGAGATAAACTACCGATTGGTAATAAACTTCTTAAATGCACTTTACGAGAAGGCAAAGCATATACTTGATTAGCATATTGACGAGTGATGTCACCTGTAAGGTTAACCGCTTCTGTCATATTACCAACTGCTTTTGTGTCCAAGATAAAGCTTGAACGCTTTTGTTCACCACGAGCTAATTTCGCTAAGCTATCACCATTTTGTTCGATAGCTTCTGCAAGGGTAGCATTAAACCCTTTTACTTCTGTTTGATTCATTTTAACACGATTTTGTTTTGCTTCCAATTTTTCGATTTCATCCTTAACAACTGTAATTGAAGCCTTAGTAGCTTCTAATTCAGCCTTTACGCTTTCTAATGCACTAGCATTATCAGCCTTCGCACTTTCGATTGCTCCGTTTACTTCGGATTTAATGCCTTCGAACGCACTTTTAATTTCTTCTACCATTAGTTGAAAATTTTAAATGATTGTAAATATTTGTTTATTTCTATTTCTACGGAAATCATCGGATCTTCTTCCTCAGTTGGCAATGCTTCTTCAGCGGTTGGCTCAGGAGAGATTGACTCTTCATCTTCCATTTCAGATAGATATTGTTGTAACTGCTTGAGTTTAAGTTCTAACAACTCAAAAGTTTCATCAGTAAAATGTCCATTTCTCAATGATTTAATGGTTTTACCCATCTCATCAACTAGAGTTGACTTAATCTGACTTTTAACTCCTACTGTTGGTGTATTAGCGTTTGCACCCCACAATACTGAACTTCCCTCAAACAATTTTATTTCATTGATTTCATTGTACCCTGATTTCTGTTGTGACTTAATAGTCTGAAATCCGATACTATGTTCTGTGATATGACCATCTTTGTATAACTCATACAAGTCGTTACCTAAAGTCGTATTAGGTATCTTAACACTTGCTCTTAAACCATAAGCATCTTCCATCATTTCATATGGCTTAGCAATAGGCTTGTCTGTAGAGTGGTTCATTAGATGCCAAATTCTATTTTTGGCTTGTGGGCCATTTTCTTTTAGTGTTTTAGTAAATGCTCCTGGTGTGATTATATCACCATCGGAATCTACATTACCAAAAGCAGAGTAGTACATAGTAATAACTCTACTTCCATCCTCCATATCTATTGGAGAACCTTCAATCGACTTCTTGTTATAAAAATTACTCATATTTATTTGTTTAAGCGACATACACCGTGCAGCATCGGCAGTTGCAGTTATTCGCTGCTCCACCACTTGCATCATGTGCATATTGCATTTCAATTACACCGTAGTTAGGAGTGTTTACCATGAATGGTTGATTCACAGGTATTCTTACTCCACCATCATCAGGGTTCGTTTGCCTATCTAATGCTAGATGCCAAGTTCTTGGACTACCAACATATTCAGAGTGAACCCATTGTTTTAACAAAGGTATATTAATTCCTTGTGTTGCCCCAATCGCACCTGTGCTTAAAGCTTGATGAGATTCCGTTCTTGCTATTAATAAACTCCTTGAAACATTTATCTTCCCTTCTCTAAGAAGCTGAATAGCCATTGCGTTTGTTTCGTTTGTAGAAAGGTTATTAGCCCTTCCATAAGCAATCGCATTGTTTAGTATCCTAGCTATCTCATTATCCGTTGTGTTTTGTATGCCGTACATTTTTGGGCCACTAATTGAAACCCAGTACGACAACATAAACGCTAACCACTCATCCATTATGTTTAACGGATCAAGGTCAAAATCTTCCGCTTTCTTATCCTTGTCAAATATCTTTTGATACCTCATAGCAGTATAACCACCAGTACCTTCGTACAAAGTTCGTAAAATATTGCTAATCTTATCTTGATTGAAAAATGTCTTGTTATAGTTTGCTAGTTGGAATACCCCCATCTCTTTTACCAACTCCGCAGCTTTGTTAAAATCACTTTGTAAGGCCTTTTGTATTTTGGGCCTAAACTCTGTTATTGACTTCCTCGCTATTGTTTGTTGCAAATTGAATTGCTGAGAAGGTTGTAATATCTTGGACATCCATATTATTTTACAGGAGGCAAATTATAATCTCCTTGTTGTTGAGCATCTCTTGGATTCTGCAACATTGTTAACTCATCAATAGGTAAGTAACCAGCAGGTATAAAGATAGAGTTCATGACATCATCTTGAACAGTATCGTATCTCATTGCTTGTCTTTTTTCGTTAGGTGTAATCCACCATGATTGAGAAAGGATAGCAGATAACTCTTTCATATCCTCTTGTAACTCTGGGAACACAGTAATATCAAAATCGATGTAGTAACCTTGTCCAATTTCACCTTCAAAGAATCTATTGAACGCATCACGAATTAAAACTAATTCAGGAAGTACTACTTGAGTAAGCATTTCCTTTTTAGCCTCTTTCATGTTATTGTAAGTTTTGTTATCAGGATCATTAAACAAAGCAGAGTTAACTCCGTACACATTACACAACTCACGAAGTGTAATCTTCTCTGATTCTAACAACTGAAGGTCAACAGGAGATAATCCCATATTAACCCAACCCAATTTAGCACCTGCAATTAAAATCTTACCAGCATTTTGAATAATGCCTCCTTGCGTTTTAGTTCCGTACTGATTGTAGAAATCTTCTTTTAACTTACCAGCTTGTTCAGGGCCGAAATCATTTGATTCATCTGCATACAAGATACCCTTAGGCCCTTGATTCTGCAACATACCTACAGAGGTATCCTTAGCATCGTTACTGCGTTGAACAGTTCTGTAAGCAGCTTGTAAAGGCGATAATCCATATAATTGTTGTCCATTAGTGTTAAAGTAGGGGTTGAAGTATTTTAAGTGGATTACATCTTTAGCATCCAACTGATCCCACCCAACTAATGTGAAAGAGTAGCCTTCAACCCCATTGATAGTACCATCGCTAATGATAGCGACATATTGGGATGGGAGAGTAACAAGTTCAGCAACCTTACCACTAGCTAATCTATTAGCCCATATGTAAGAGTTACCTGTAATAAGTTTATAACCAATGATGTTCTCAATAAACTCAGAGAATGATTGATAGGGATTCGGTCTTTCTAATAATTTGTTTAGCGGACTATCAGCAATCTCATCAACTGCTTTAATCCTTAATAACTCAGCACGAGCAATATCTGCTCCGCTTGATGCGTTAGCCATCATAGATTTATAAGTGTTCAAGTCTTTTTTACTCTTAACCTTATAAACATAAAATGGAACTGTAGAGATTGTTTTTGAGATACGCTTGATGATAGAATAGACTTCGCTATTGTTATCGTAATCCTGTACGAACTTGGCATAGTCTAAATTTGGGTAAAGCGTTCTACCGCCTATTAAACCACCAAAATCACCAAATGGGTTATTAAGGTTCGTATTTTTTCTAGGGGCTGCCTTTTGTTTAAAAGGATTAACCGCACTTAGTATGTCCGTTAACTTCACTATATGATATTTTTACAAAAGTAACAAATTTTTAGTCTAAACCATTCTAAACCACCCATCCTCTCTTTGCTTTCGCATATTTTGAGTATATAGCATAACGCATGGCATCCATCAAGTGGTCACGAAACTTAACAGGCTCATCCATTGTGTTGCCATCATGATCCGTTTTCCACTTGTAGTTTTTAATCTCATCTAACAAATCTAAGGATTCTGATTTTATAAATAGCGGAAATGATTTCACCTTGTTAATTCCTGCGAACACATCTTTAGTAGCAGACTTTAAATTAAACCCTGCTTTATTAACCTCGGCTATTGTTTTAGGTTCGGCAGCATCTGCGAATATCTCATCTCTACGAGATAGCCCCATAGACTTTAAGCGGTCTATTAGGAGTGAGGTTGACATCTTGGTATCATATATCAGTTGCTCGACATAAATGTCACCATCGAAGTTCTTACACCTTACAAGGGCAGTCTGATTGTTATAACCAAAGTCAAGTCCATAGAAAACATCTCCACCCTCTGGAAAGTTCCTTCTTCTTCTCCAATGGCTATAAATCGTAGCTTCACTAATTGCTCTTTCCCCTAATCCGTAAACTCTCCAGTATTCGTGGTCAGCATCCTTCAATCTTTCAATCTCGGCAATAATGGTTTTATCTAAAAATGGATTATCCTTGTAAGTCGTGATGGTAAAGTCGGTATCTTCCCTAGGAATGACCTTATCATAAATCCAAGAGTAATAATCGGAAGGGTTATAGTCAAGTACGATTTTATCCGTAGTTCTTAGGGCTAACTGCATCCAAGATTCGTAGTTTACCTCATTTGCCTCGTTTATAAACAGGTAATTTCTTTTACGACCTCTAATCTTCTGCGGTTGGTCGGTAGAAACAAACTCTACCGTATTGCCATTAAGGAAGTATAAGTTCTCTGATTTGTTGTGCTTCTCTTCCGAGTAAAGTTTATACTTTGATAGTATCTCAATAAAATCCCTCATGACTGATCCCTTGATGCTTGGTAGGGATGAACGGCAAATAGTTAGGGTTTTACCTCTTTCTTGCAAAAGCTTAACTATAAACCAGGTAAGCACATTGTAAGTCTTTCCTGACCTCGTACCTCCTTGCATAACAGAGATTCTCTTCTTTGAGTTGTTTAGTACCTCAAAGACAACATTGGTGGTTACTTCCATAGAAATAAATTAAAAATTTTGGTTTGCTCAAGACAAAGCTAATCTTTTTGGTTTTATAGGAAAGTAGGGGATATCCACCATAAAGTGCATTATTTGACACTAATGAGTGCATAATGTGTCATAAAATGCACATTCTGATATGCTTTTATCCTTTATAAGACACTTTATCAATCATTCTTGAGCCGATTATCGCTCATTTACGGCTCATTTGTCAAGCTATAGCTTTACTTTTTTGATTGAGTAATTTTACTCAGTCCATTGAGTAAAGTAAAATAAGAATATTTATATGTTACTTTAAAGCAGATTATTATAATTTAGGTACAACAGGATTTTATAATTTTAATCGTTGCATTTTATACAACAGTTCATTTTTTATCTCCGTTCACGGTTTCGTGAACACTATCAAAACTTGCAGAGTTTACATTTTTTGCTAATAGGGTAGTATTACTACTACTTTGCGCCCATTTATATTCATTTGCACCTATTTTTAACAAATTTTACCTTTTATATGTTACAAGATATAACCGAATTACCCCTTACTTTGTCACATATTTATATAAATTGGTGACACTAATTCGGATATTGTCCGAGTTTCACTACCGACTTTGGCAAATCTGCATGAATAATTCTAAAAAATTCATGCAATCTAATTAAAGGGCATTTAGAAGCGTTTTAAGACACTCTACCCTTTTTTGGATAGATAGTACTACTCAAAGGCAGATATGCCCTAGAATCGCCTTATAATGCGAAATAGCCCTATTCCTCATAAATATCCATCTCATTCGGTAATTCTACCTCTTTATCAAACTCATAAAGCGGAATATCTTGGATATTAGCAGCTTCGGTAGCTGGAACAACCATTCCTGTATCCTCAAGAGATAAATGCTCATCCCCATCTAACTGCTGAGGGCCATTAGACAACTCCTCTACATGACTAGCCTTTAGGACATTAACAGTAATCTGCTTAACCACATCTCCTTCATGAGCAACCTCTTGTCTTTCGATATAGCCCCTACGCTTACCTTTGGTTTTTAACAGGAACATTGTAGCTAGGGTATCACCCTTAGCAACCCTTTCCATCAGCTTATGCTCACCGAAGTCAAGCATAATCTCCTCAGGCTCTATTTCAGCCAATCTTTGTCTAAACTCAGGATCTTTTTCACACCAGGACTTATACTGACCTCTACCAACCCCTGCTGATTCACAAGCAATGGTGATATTGCCAAAATTCTCCTTGTAAGCTATGATAAAAGCTTCTTTGCTAATGTCTTTGAACTGAGCATTCATAATTATCTGTTTTTAGTTGGTGTTCGGATAGATGTGATATGTACTACCTTCTCTACCTTGATATGGTCAAAGCTAAGCACACTTTCGCACTTAGTGCACTTGATGGTATGTTCCCTTATGGAACTATCCCAAACATAATCCTCTGTAGATACTCCGCATTTACATTTGTAGGTTCTCTTAGCTACTGTGTCTTTCATATTACTGGTTTTTTAGTTTAGCTTTTCTGCTCTTAAGCTTCATATCCCTTTTATACCTCTTTGTAGCCTCATCGCTGACCTTTCTCCTATTTTGCTTATCATGGTTAGGTGTTACACTTACAGGTCTATTTAAGGCCGTATAGTCCATTAAGGGCAATTCAACATTATGGAAGCTCATTGCTCCTGTATCAGTTCCTTGTTTGTAGCGTTTGTCTAATTCTCTTTTCGGTATATTCATATTATAATTAATTGTAATGGGTTATATGGAAAATAAAAAAAATTGACAATGTGAAAAAATGTTAAAACATGGTTCATATCAGAATATTGGAGGGCACAAGGGATCTACGATTTTATTCGTACGAAAAAATAGGGTATACGGTCTACGAAGGATTTCCTACAAACCTATTTTCTTAACTCATTGATAATCAATACCTAAATTGTCTTATAATTACCATTATGTTAAATACGAAGCTATTCGTATCCTTTTTAGCCTATTGTCCAATGCAAAAATATGTATTTTTACTTTATTGATTGTTATGGCATCCTTTCGCATTCGCTAACTGATAACCTAAAATACTTTCATTCATTATATGTATGAATGTATACATATATTAGATAATATATCATATATTATATAATGTATCATACATTATACATTGTATCATACATGATACATTGTATAAGTGTATAGATTACTATATCCTATACTAATAAGATATATAACTATTTTTAATATTTTTTACGATTATTTGATATTGTAATGATTATTTAGTAATATTACAATGCCATATAAAACCAATGGCACACATATTATGGAAAATTTATATATCTTATTCGCCTTCCAATTAGGCATTTTTACCTTCTTTGTTGGTACTATTATTCGCTTATTAATTCACCTTTTAATTGCAAATGAAAATGAAGCAAAGTAAAGATTTCACATTCACGCAATCGATTATAGTTATAATCATCTGCATATTACTAATGATGTTCGCAGATAATTTTTAATTCATAAACACAAACACACACACATGAAACGAATTATTGAATGGTATTCATTATTACCAGAGACACTAAAGTCTCAAGCATTTGAAAACGCAATCAACTGCAATCAAGTTGACATCTTTAATCGCGAAGTACCTTCGATGCATGATGCAATCGATAAGGGATTCATATGGGATAACACACCACAAAGGAGTGATTATTGGTTAAGGATAATTGAACAATGGGACGACAATACCAATACATTGCGCATCCCTTTGACATTCTCTACATCTATGCGCACTATGTTGTTATCCATGCGTCATGATTGCAAAGTCGCGAACGCGTTATTACGCGATTCTCAAACACATACAACTTTTGCAAATTATATCACGATGCGTAGTGAGATGTGTTCATACTTGCCTAATGGTCGCGAACATGTCGTGAATGACAATGGAAAATGGACGCGTAATGGTCGTCAAGACATGAAAGTCGGTAAGATGGCGAAAAATTTACTTACTGACTTAGCAATTATAAATAATGATATTCAAGCTACCGACTTAGAAAAATTTAGCAATTTAGTGAAGTCCTATATTTCGGTAATTGGCGACGAAGATGGCGAAGGAAAAAAAATAACACTTGAAGTAGTGAATGGTCGTAAAATTTACGACGCATATTTAGAGACTAACTATTCAAAGATATTGGGGACTGACACTAATTTATTTAATTCATGTATGCGATACGATTCATGTCAGGATTATTTGGACATATATGTAGACAATATCGATGTAGTGTCGTTATTAGTGGCAAATGATTGCAATGGCAAAGTATTAGGACGCGCAATATTATGGACGATGCACGATGGCAAAAAAGCGATGGACACGATATATGCGCATGATTCCCTTACTAATTCATTCATACAATGGGCGCATGATAATAATTATTTTTATAAGTCACGACAATCATGTCACCACAATGACTTTGATAAGCATTTGACAGATGGTCATATTCATTTGCCATGCGTAATACTTAAGCATTTTGATTATAGCGAATATCCATATATGGACACTTTGTCGATATTAGAGGATAACCAGTTGAGAACGCACAATATTACTAATGAATATCGCATATTAAAAAGTACTGATGGTGGATTCGAAGACTGCAATCATAATGTATTCGATGTTTATAATAATTGTGAGATAGACGAAGACGATGCAAGATATGTCGACTATCGTCGTCCTAATGGCAATCATATTGAAGGATATATAAGTGTTGACGACTTGAGTGACATTGCACATGGTGGATGGGTATTGTCGTGTGATTGCGTCGATGTAGATGGTGAAGACTACTTAAGGGACGACGATAATATATGCTATATAGAGACACGAAGCGAATGGTATTTGATGGACGATTGTCGAAGCGATTATAATGGCGACATGATTCATCAAGACGATGCAATCGAATTATGTAATGATGTCTATAAAGGTGATTATGCATATGAAGACGACGCGACGATGTGTATAGTTGATGGTGAATATTATTTGAACGAAGACATGATTAAAGTTGATGGTGGCATGATATATAAAGAAAATATCGAACACTATCAACTAATTTTAAAAAATATAAATACAAAAAACAATGCGACAAAGACTGCTTAATACATTGCGCGTACAAAGTGAAAGTTACGATACTACGCGAATGAATGAATATATAATTAATGAACTACATGACATGGGATTAACACCAGTAATGGACAAAGGTAATATCTATGTGACTAAAGGTGATGCGCGCGATTATCCATGTATCGTGTCACATACTGATTCGGTTCATAAAATAATACCAGATGAAGACTACACAATACTACATGACGATTCGTGCGCGATGGGATTCAATAAGCGCATCAATTCGCCTAGTGGATGTGGTGGAGACGATAAGGTAGGGATTTATATATGTCTTGAATTATTGCGCGATATGGAAAATATCAAAGTAGCATTTTTTAGAGATGAAGAAGTTGGTTGCGATGGTTCGTATGATGCCGACATGACATTTTTTAACGATGTGCGATTCGTGTTACAATGTGACAGAAAAGGTAATAACGATTTCGTGAATGAGATATATGGCGCACAATTACAATCCAAGCGATTCAAAAAAGAAGTAGGAAAGATTATAGGCGCATATGGTTATAAGTTCACAAGTGGGATGTTAACAGATGTGTACGCGCTTAACCAGTTGGGTGTGGGTGTGTCAGTTGCAAATATGTCATGTGGATATTACAATCCACATTGTGACGATGAAGTCGTGAACTTTGAAGATGTGGAAAATTGTCTTTGTATGTGTCGCCATATCATGAATGACATGACAAGTGTGTACGAATGTGCATACACACCTAAAAAAGAAAATTCATTTTCTTATGTGTCAAAGTATTATAATACTTATAATGAATGGGATGGATGGGACGACCACTACACCAGTGCAACAAAAGTCAGTAACGAATGGGCGAAGTGTCAAGCGTGTGACGAATTAGTTGAAGCGAAGACGATGGTGTATTCGCGTGACTTTAATTGCGATGTGTGTGAGTCATGCCAAAAGTGGATGGAAAAAGTATAGTATGTGTGTGTCGTTTATATGTGTGAAGCGGGACTCAATATCCCGCTTTTTTTATGCCATATTGCACACCAATATAGAAAACTTATTTTAAGGCGATTTAAGGCGGTAAAAAAAAATCCAGATAGGCAAAGATATTGCCATAAAAAGATAGGGCAAAAATGAGGCTTAAAATAGCCTACAAATTGATTTTAATATGAATGTAATATACCCATATTGCAAAGGTGCATTATTTGATTATATCAAAGTTGCAACATTAGTTGACTATGCAACCATTGCATATGCAACTACTAAAGTCTTCGTAGTAGGTAGTTTTAGGTATCCGCCAAAAACCTGCCAAAAACCCCTAGCAAAAACTCCCCAAAAACCCCACCAAAAATCTTTTGCGGTGACAAAAATCTTTTATAATTTCACTCTATGATTAAAATATTAGAACTATTCGCTGGTAGTAGATCCGTTGGCAAAGTTGCCGATAAACTTTTTTTTGAGTCTTACTCAAGCGACATTGAGCAATTCGGATGCATTGATTATGTCACCGACATACTAGATTTTGATGTGACAAAAATCCCTTTTAAACCAGATGTAATTTGGGCATCTCCGCCATGTACTGCCTTTAGTGTGGCGGCCATCGGCAAGAACTGGACAAAGGTGGGTGATGATTACCTACCTAAAAATCCTAGAGCAGAACTTGGCTTAATCCTAGTCCAAAAAACCCTTGAGATAATAGAACATTTTAAACCGACCTATTTTTTCATAGAGAACCCTAGAGGGATGCTAAGGAAGATGCCGATGATGGCTCACCTTAAAAGGCAAGGAGTCACCTATTGTCAGTATGGAGATACAAGGATGAAACCAACCGACATTTGGACTAATAGCGATAAATGGATTCCTAGGCCTATGTGTTCCAACGGATCTTCATGTCACATATCAGCACCAAGAGGCTCAAGAACAGGCACACAAGGGCTTTCTAATGCCTATGAACGAAGCAAGATTCCAGAGGATCTTTGTATTGAGATATTAAAATCATGTGTAATTTAACGATTCATTAACAAAAAACCTGCTAAAAATCCTTAACAATAGTAAAAAAATACTAATTTTACCAAACAAAACAAAAAACCCATCTATGAATTTTGAATTAATTACCGCCAAGTATGATTGCAGATGCAGTCTAACAGGCAAAAACTTTAGTCGTGGTGACCAGGTTTACTACAACTACGAAGCAAAAACTTTTATTGATCCTACTTATTACGAGAATGTAATGAGCCAGGTAAATAACCAAGGGATGCAATCCTATTTCCAAAGGCATCAAAAACTTAACAAGATTTACCCTAACACTTAAAGCACTATCCCTACTAATTAATA